TACGTCAGTGACGACCGAGCTGAAACTGTTTCTGAAGTTGTTACCAGATGGACGAGTAGAGATCAGTTGGGGGCCATGAAGCAGTTGCTGTTTTAGGAGAGTTGGCATGAAGATCACGGCGACGGTGCGGCAACTGTACGCCCTGGCGCGGGCGCTGGCGATCCTGGAAGAGGCGGGATTGGCTGAGCGGGGGATCACGGCGCAGATATAGGCGCGCAAGGCCAAGCTGGAGAAGGGCCTGGCAAAGGAGGCTGTCGATGGCGATCTGGGTAAAGGTCAGTGAGCTGCAGGGCGGCCTCTACGCAGCCCGTTTTTGATGGCACGCTAACCGTGAAGGAATCTATATTTGCGGCGATGGTCTAAGTAAGTATGCCAAAGGTTTTTGACGCTTCTGAGAACCAAGCACAGGCTGATTTCCTGCTGAGCCAAGCTCGTGTTGTAGGTTATATTGGCGGCGTTGGAAGTGGAAAAACAGCGGGAGGTGCTGTAAAAGCAGTAAGGAAAATACAGGACAAGGAAGACGGCATTATCGTTGCACCGGACTTCCCACAGTTTGCCAAGTCGACATGGCCTGAGTTTCTAAAGTGGGCTCCCATGGGCCGCTGTACCAATGCCAACCTGGATCATCCCTACACACAGAAGAAGTTCCTTACTTTCAACATCAGTGGCAAGGAAGTTATCGTCTACTACGGTGGTATTGAGGACGAAAGGAGTTGGGCAGGTCCCAACGTCAATTGGTGCTGGTTTGACGAAGGTGGTCGCAAGCAAACCCGCGATGCTTTCAACATCCTGCTAGGTCGTATTCGTATCGGGCAGAACCCGCAGTTGTGGGTGACAACGACGCCGAACGGTATCAGTCACTGGCTATACGACGTGTTCTATCGCAAGCTGTTTGATGATAAAGCGCTGACTCTCCTTCGTGAGTTAGGCTATAAGGGACCAGTTGTTGAATACTTCCATGGTAGGACGGAGGACAACAAGAAGAATCTCGATCCATTCTACTATGCCGCACAGAGCGGTCTATACTCGGGCAAACTACGTGAGCAGGAGCTTGAGGGTGCCTTCGTTACATTGGAAGGCGCTGTGTGGGACATGTTCGATCCTACACCTGGAGGTCCCAACGTCTCTCAGCAGGCGGAGTATAGGGGAGGAGTGCCAATTGAGTGGTGGGTGGATGATGGCTTTACAGAAGGCCACCCTCGTGTTATTCTAATGGCACAGGTAATTCCACCTAATCTGCACGTGTTTGATGAGTATGTCGTAGTTGGTGAGCTGGCAGAGGTCTCAATCAAGCGGGCGTTGGAGAAGTGTCCAGCGCACCCAACTATTGCCTACGTAGACTCTAGCGCCGCAGAACTGCGCTCTCGTCTGTGGCAGATGGACATCGACACAGTATCTGCCACGCACGATGTAGTCGAGGGTATCAAGCGCACAGCATCTTGGATACAGAACGGTAAGGGCGAAGCGCATCTGATCTTCCATCCGCGCTGTGAGTTCTCTTTGAGAGAGCTACCTGCGTACTCGCGGAGCCCTAAGACACAGCAGGCGCTGAAGAAAGAGGACAATGCATCCGATGCGATGCGCTACGGTGTATGGCCCAAAGATCGTGAAGAGATTTGGGGAGAGAAAACTCCTGGGGAACCGCTTCGGTTTTTCGACACGGCCCATCAGATCGTAACTGTAGAGCAGGAGCGGGAAGAGGTGTATGCAGAGAGTATCGACGTTCCACGGGCGATGCCCAACATTGCTGCTCAATACCTGCGTATGTGGGGAAATCCTAGCATCGGCAGGCGGCACCGTTAGCGGAGTAGCTTGATGGCAATTATTGATCCCGAAAAACTACTATCCATCAGTGTACAGAATCCACAGCCTGAGATTATGTCACAGATGATCTCAGAAAATCCTATTGTAATGTACTTTGCTTCTGTGGCTGACACGGTTCCCGCTTGGCCAAGCAAGGCAAGAGACCTCAAGCTTAGGCAGTTGTGGAAGGAAGAGCCTATGCTGGCGGGGGCCGTATTCTCAATGTGCGCCAAGCTGTGCGCGCTCGATTACAAGATGACGGGTCCTGCTCGCTCTGTGAACTATTCCAACACAATCTTGCAGTCTGCAGACCTGGGAAGCGGATGGGTCTACTTCCTTATGAAGATGATGCAGGACATCTTCACCACGGACAATGGCGGCTTTATGGAACTGGGGCGGCGGCCTGGAGCATCGAGCACTAGTATACCCGCAGCTATTGGGCATCTTGATTCAGCTCGCTGCCGTCATACCGGAAATCCCTTGATACCGGTCCAATACGAGGATCAGCGTGGTACTGTACATGATCTGCCCTGGTTCAGCGTGCGGCCTATCGCGGACATGCCTACGCCGCAGCAGGAGTTGCGAGGTTGGGGCTACTGCGCCGTCTCTCGCGTTCTGCGAGCTGCACAGATTCTCCGTGACATTGGGGTCTACAAGCGGCAGAAACTTTCTGGCAAGCGCGTCCCTGGTATGCTGTTCGTGCAGGGCATTCGCCGTGGTATCGTCAAGGAGGCCATCACGAACGCGATGGTTCAGGAGCAGGAGCAGGAAGGACGCTCGCTTTATACAGGCCCTGTGATCCTTTCCTCGAACGACGCAGGCATGCCTGTAGATGCCAAACTGATCGAACTAGCAGGGCTGCCTGATGGCTACGATGAGGACACAACCTTTAAGTGGTACATTTCAGCCCTGGCCTTGGGCTTTGGCACGCACTACAGCGAGTTCGCTCCACTTCCTGGTGGGAACCTGGGCACGGCATCGCAGGTTGAGCAGATGTCAGACAGCGCTCGTGGTAAGGGGCCTGGACTCATTGTCCAGTTGTTTGAGTACAACCTGAACTACTTTGTGCTGCCGGAGACAGTTACGTTCCAGTTTACGTCGACCGAGTCGGGGGCTGAGAGAATCCGAGTAGAACTCGCCCATGCTCGTGCGCGAGAGCGGGCGCTGCGGGTAAACTCAGGCGAGATCACGCCGCAGCAAGCACTGCAGATAGCTGTGTCTGCAGGCGATGCCCCCGAGAGTTTCCTGGATACAGTGGGTGAGATGAACGAACCAGGGACGGAAGTAGTAGAACGTATCGTGCGCAGCACTGCTGACCTACGGCAGTCGTTTGATGCTGTGCAGGCGCTGATCGCTCGGAGGAAACTCTAGATGACACTTCATCAGAGCGGTGATAACGTTGTCTTCACTCGTAGCACTTCTGAAGCCAGCGGTAGTTTTGTGTGTATGGGCAATTTGCCTTTTGGTACGCAACTGGCTGGCAGGACGATTTTGCCTAGGATGATCGTACCGGACGCAGTTCGCCAGGAGATACTACGTGAGCTGGCAGCAATAGCACAAGAGGCTGTGGACCTTTATAAGAAGACAACAGCAGGATGGTCCTTTCAACCACAGTTTGCTTCTAAACTTGGTTTGCAGAGTCAGCCTGCAGGTTCTCAGAGTGCATCTGTGAGTAACGATGTACGCATTACCGTGGGTGTAGTCGAGAATGGCGAACAAGTCGCAGACAAGGGGTATACTACGGCAGAGATATACACCTTTGTAGATCAAGGGGTAGCTCCTCATGTCATTGAGGCCAGAACTAAACCCATGATGATGTTCTTGCCAGAATATCGTGCTCGTACGACACCGCACGTGCTAAGCTCAGGGGAGTCAGAACGTGGAGGAGACCTAGTAGGGGCACGGTCTGTGTATCAGGGTATAGAAGCTCGGCATTTTAGTGACGATATTGCTGACATCATGCAAGAAGAGATCAACAAGCGGATTCCTGATGCGATTCAGCGCGGTTTGAACAAGGCGATTGTGCAGTAGGTGGAGGTAAAAGCAATGGGGTACGACACAGTAAGTGTACTTAGGGCACTGGGAGCTTCTCAGCAGTGGAAGCTCAGTGGCTTCCCTACGACCATCGCGGAGAAGGAGATGAGCGTCCTATGCATAGAGTTCCCCGACGGCTCGCTTTCTTCGCTGATCGTCCCAGAGAAGCAGCTTGACTTGCCAAGGTTTGAGGGAGACTGGTCAGTAGAATCTCTACTTCAGTCGATCCATACAGCCATTAGCAAGGAGAGCACGGATGGTGGAGACCAAGCGCCGAGCGCCACGAAGAAAGAGACAGATCAGTCGGGGCCTGTGCAGAATGTGGAAACAAAGGAAGCAGAGCCAGAAGGACTGACTCTTAAGGATGTATGGACTGCTGCCTACATCAACAATTTAAGTGATTCCGCGTTTTTCTACATTGAGCCAGGGGGAGAGAAGGATGGCGAGGGTAAGACAACGCCTCGCAGCCTCCGACATCTGCCCTATCGTGATGCCAATGGCAAGGTCGATCCAGCACACGTGCGGAACGCAATTGCGCGAGCTCCGCAGACTAAAGACAAGACTGGCAAGCCACTCTCTAGGGACCTTGTAGCTCGCATCCAAGCCCGAGCAAGAAAGCTCCTGGGTTCTGCCGGCAAGGGTGCGACGATGCCCAACGAAGCTGGTGAGGGCTATTGCGTCTGCAATGAGTGTGGGTACAGGGCAGAGCGCTCTTCGGGAGTGCCCTGTGAAGATAAGACCTGTCCCGTGTGTTCTACGCCACTGAGTTCAGAGACAAAGGAGGACTATGAAAAGAGCCACCGACCGGAAGTCCGTTCTGCTGTACTGAAGTTTTGGGATCGGGTTGCGAAACTAGGATCGCGACTTTGGTCCAACGATGACTGGACTACCATTGCGAAGCATCTAATGGAAGACAGTCAGCATTCGGCCTTCTTTACAGTCAAGGACTCGCTAACGGGGCGCGGTCGCTGGGTGAGCATCTCGTCTACGGCCTTCTTGGACAAAGACTCTGACATCGTTCCACAACGAGCTTTGGAGAAGGCTGTCAATGGAGCCGTCGGTACAGATCGAGGTCCCCTGCGTTTTTGGCACGAGACAGGGGTTGACCTTGGAAGGTGTGACTTCCAACTGTGCGAAGGCTTGTGCCTTGTTGAGTCTGGCCTGTGGAACGACGACGAGATTGCCCGAGAAGCTGAGAAGTCTACAGCAGAGCATCCTGGGGCTTGGCAGACGAGCATTGCTTTTCTGTACAATCCGACTACGCTTGAGAAGGATGTTGTTGTCAATAATCATCTTGTCAAGCATATCTACAATGACATTGTGATTGTTGAACGCTCCTTGTTGCCCTCGGCGTGGTCCTCAAACTGGTTCTCTGCATTCGACTCTAAGACACGTGGAGAAATAGAAATGGATCAAAGGAAGATTGATGCTCTTGCACAGCTGGTCGGACCAGATCGCGCACGGAAGGTGGCTGCCGCAGTCGATCAACTCAATGCGCAGAAGGAAACTGACGGGGCTGTCTACAAGAGCGCGGATGGTACTCTCCCTGGTCAGGTTGAAGCAATCGCTGAAAGCCTCCAGGCAACTGATCCCTCGTCCGCTGACGTCCTACTTGAGGCTGTTAAGGCCCTGACTACTTCTTCGGGACCGTCTGTCAAGGCAGACCCTGATGCAGCGCTGAAGAGTACTGTAGCAGACTTCCTTGCAGACCTGCCCGAGAGTAACCTGAAGGCGCTTCTGATGTCTGCGATGGAGACCACGCAGGACATTACAAGCGACGACAAGACGACGCTCAAGAGCGAGGGCACTCCAGAGGTTGTCACAGAGCCTGTTGTGGCTACTGCTGACGACCCCGTAGCCGCAGCTGCGACCACAGACAAGGATACTACTATTCTTCAACTTCTTGCAGATATGAAGGAGAAGATGAGCGTTATTGAGTCTGATGTCGCTCTAATCAAGTCCGCGAATACTACTCGTAGCGGGCTTATTCCGAATGCGATCTTTGCGTCTCAGCAGCCTCAGACCGCTAATCCTGCAGCAGAGTCCGTGGTTAAGGATGCAGGTGGTACGCCTGGGGATGACACTCTGAAAAGTATGTCTGAGCAACTACAACGAGCGCTATTCCAAGTCAATGGAGGCATCAGCAATGGATAAGGAAACCCAAGACATCCTTCAGGGAGTCTTGAAGAACCTGGAACTTCTGTCTGCGCAGAATGCTGTGCAGAAAACGATCAGCGGTACACCTGATGCTCAAAGCATCTTTGGCGTCGGGGGTATCTTCTCGAACTTCGGGTTGGACAGCGCAGTCATCAACCTGTCGCTGTCGCCGAGGGGCATGAGCCGCGTGCTGCCTGCCTATGGTACGATCTACACCAACCCCATCTATCCCTACATCACGGGATTCGAGTCCGATGATGCAGCTGAGGTGAACGGTGTATGCGATGACGCCCCTGGCGGGGTTATCGAGGTCGGCCATCAGACAGCGGCGTTCGGTCGTATCGCTCGTGCGTCACAGGAGATGGAAGTCAACACCTTGATGCAGGTTCTGAATGGGCATCTGACCACGGATTTGCGCGTTCTGGGCAGCATCTTGGGTGAAGGACACCAGCTTCTGACGCAGCAGGCTAACCAGTCAGGGGACTGGATTCGGAGCATGGTCAAGACGCAGATGGTCATCGTCGGCGTCCTGTTCCAGCGCAAACTCTCTCCCATGCTCTTTACTGGGGACCCTGCGAACAACTCCGCTGGTGGGGGCTACAAGGAGTTTCCTGGTCTTGATATACTGATCTCCACAGGCAAGGTTGACGCCATTAGTGGTGTGACCATGCCCGCGTTGGATTCAGATGTTAAAGACTTTGGCTACAACGACATTGATAGCGCCGACCCCACCATTCTGCAATACGTTTCGATGATGCACTACTACCTCGGCCACGTCGCCGACCGTACAGGGCTTAGCCCTGTAGAGTGGGTGCTCGCCATGAGGCCGCAGTTGTTCTTCGAGCTCACGGCAATCTGGCCATGTCAGTATCTGACCAACCGTTGTGCGAATAGCGCTGGTACTAACGTAGCGGTTATGAACGATCAAACTAACGTTGACATGCGCGACCAAATGCGCAACGGTAGCTTCCTGTGGGTCAACGGCGTACAGGTTCCTGTGGTGACGGATGATGGGATTTGGGAGGACTCTGTTACAACAGATGGTCATCTGAACCCTGGTGAGTTCTCCTCGGACATCTACTTCATCCCGATTCGCTTCCAGGGCGCTGTGCCTGCGATCTACTGGGAGTACCTCGACTACACCCAGGCGATGGCAGAAGTCGCTAACCTTGAGGGCAAGCAGTTTTGGGCTACTGACAACGGTCGCTACATGTGGACCATGCAGCAGCTGAACTACTGCTTTAAGATTCAAGGTAAGATCGAGCCACGTGTCATTCTTAGGACGCCTCAGCTGGCTGGTCGCATTCAGAACGTTAAGTACAGCCCGCTGCAGCATCTGAGGGACTGGAACGAGGATTCCTTCTACTTCAAGAAGGGTGGTAAGGAAGAGTACAGTACTCCTCCTACCTACTACTCGGACTGGAACCGGCCTCAGTAGTGTAATCTGTACGGCGGGGCGCGGGGACCTACCCGCGCCCCACGCAAAATGGAGGGCCTGGATGGAGATACTGCTTCCGACCTATGACAAGTATAACTTTCTGATCCCAGCAAACATTGCTTGTCTACGGGACTACTGGCCTGAAAATCGTGATCGAATCGTTGTCATTAACGGCGGTAAGAAGCAGATTCAGTTATCGGATGATCAGGGTATTCAGATCATCTACACAGGGGAGGACCATAACTACGGGTCTAACCTGATAGCGGCGATTGATGCAGCTATCAAGTCTGAGCACATTCTTATTTGGCTGGACGACTACATGCTCTACCGAGTCCAGCACGATGTGGTCAATGCAGCGCAGAAACTGGTTGAGCGGCCTGAAATCGACAGTGTAAGACTGTCCAAACTATATACACCAGACTGGACAGTCTATGAAGAGGACGATAGATTCTGCTACATCGACAAGAACGCCCAGTATAGCTTCTCGCAACAGGCGGCCTTTTGGACCACTGCGGCCTTCCGCCGTAACCTACGTGAGGGCGAGAATCCTTGGGAGACAGAGCTGAACGGCTCGGGAAGGATCGAACACCACACGACGGACATGGGTATTCTACTGGGGGTGAGGCAGCCAGCGTTGGATTACCACAACGTGCTGAACAAGAACGTATTCGATGTCAATGCTGCCAAGTGGCTCTTCCAACGTGCCAGCTGGGGCAATCACCATGAGAACTGATGCCTTTCTTGCAACAACAGGTCGGCTAACTTTTGAGGAGCGAAGAGCGCTACGAGACCTAGCTCTTGAAGTAAGGGTCCTGCCGCGTCGATTCACTCCTCTCTTTGTATCAGTAGGTGTTGATACACACGAAGTAGCGACGGCGCTTAGTTGTGGATGTCCCGAGGCCAGTGTACTTGAGTTTTCGGGCGGGGTTCCATTTACGACAACGTGGAATACGTCAATAGGTATGTCCTGTGTCCCGCCTGATAGGATTCTTGATCATCTCTACGCACAGCCAGACATGATCGTGGGGCCTGAGAGCTCTGAGCAGCCGTTTGGATTAGGAACGTTGGCTGTGCTAATGGGGCAACTGGTAGCGGGTGGCTACTTGGTGCTGATTTGCCATGATAAAACTGAGAAGAGCTTTGGGGAGGCACTAGCTCTTATTAAACGAGCACCTTTGGAAGAGCTGCCTTCGGTCGGTCAGCTTTACATCTTCCGCAAGCCTGGAGGTATTGGCCGAGAGCAACCATTTGTGTCTTTTCTGACCAGAACCTACTTACGTCCTCGGCAACTGGCACTTAACATCGCTTCTATCAAGGCTCAGACGGATCAGTCCTACGAGCATATCATCATACCAGATGACATTGGCGTGGGACTACATGCTGCTAATGGAGCCTTCTTGAAGGTGAAGGATCGCATTCGTGGACAATACGTGATGATCTTAGATGATGACGACATCTTGATCACGCCTGGATTCGTCTCTAAGATGAAGCATATTGCTACCTTCGAGGGCCATCCCGACATGATCGTGTTCAAGGTCTGGCGTCTAACCGAAGTCGTGCCGACACCGCAGTGGTGGGGCGTAAATAAGCACGACGAAGAGCACAGTGGGCATCGAGTTTGCAATTGCTATTGTGTGTCACACGACCTATTTATGAAGACAATTAAGGCATTCCATCAGCCTGTGGCGGGTGATCAAGCGTGGCAGAAGGCCATGTTTGCTGAGCATCCAACTATCTTCTGGTGGAACTGTATAGTGTCCACTAACACACGTATTGGTCGATGCGAACCAGAAGGAGAACCACTCATATGGCAACAGCACTGATTCAAGCAAGATGGCCACAGATCGTTCAGCTGCTGCCCGAAGTAGTTGAGGGTCCTGGGACGATGCTCTATGTAGGAGCCAACAAGGACCGCCATCACTACATGCCCGAGTTCTACGCTGCAGGCTACAAGATCACACTACTTGAGGTATGGGAGCCGTATCTGCAGGAGATGGCCAAGAAGGAAATGGTGCGTCGTGCTGTCCTCGGTAGCGTTGTGCAGGCAGATCACCTTGAGCTTGGCGAGAGTATGTTTGACATTGCCTTTTGGTGGCATGGACCAGAGCATGTAAGTGCAGAGGATATGCCACAGGCGCTCTTTGCCCTTGAACACATCACCCGTAAGTATGTCATACTTGGTTGTCCGTGGGGCCGGTATCCTCAAGGCATCGTGCATGGCAATCCTTATGAGACACATGTGCAAACACTGCTACCCGAGGACTTTCAGAAGTATGGCTATCAGACGAGGACTTTAGGCACTCGGGACGTAATTGATAGCAACGTGCTGGCCTGGAAGAAGCTGCGGTTCCAGACACGGCGTCGATCCCACGACTTTTCCAAGTGGGCCGAAACTCTGTAAGGCAACGTTGGAGGGCCAACTGATCTATGACAGACATCAGTGTACAGCTAACACCACAGCCTAAGTTGAAAGAGGAGCACACTAGCGGTGTGGATGCTGTGGTGTACTTTATGCACAAGCTCTTGCCGAAGTTTGGCGTGCGCGTGCTAACACAGCCTACACCGCAGGTAGACGTCGTTGCAACCCATGCTTCCGCACACAACACAAGGGTAGCTCCGCATGTTCTGCACTGTCATGGCCTTTATCCCACAGGGGATATGGAGTCGCCTAGCTGGATGTGGCAGGTCAACAAGTCGATAATTGACTGCGCTGTGACTGCTGAGCGTGTAACAGTTCCGTCTCCTTGGGTTGCGGAGATGTTTGCACGGGAGATGGGTTTCTATCCTGACGTCGTTCCACACGGCTTGGCTTTGGAGGATTGGCCCGCTCGGAAGCAGCCTGCTCTACAGGATGGCAGCACGTTGCGGGTTCTGTGGAACAAGAACCGCAACATTGGTGTCTGTGATTCTTCGCCTGTCGATGAGGTCTCGAAACTGGTTCCAGCTACAGTCAAACTGCTAACGACTATTGGAGAGCCTTCTGCTCGGACGAAGGTCCTGGGTACGATGACGCACGGAGAGATGAAGCGCTTCATCTACGAATCCGATGCCTACCTTGCTACTACTCTAGAGACCTTTGGCATCGGGACACTGGAGGCTATGGCTGCTGGGCTTCCTGTGCTTGGTTGGAACTGGGGGCATACGCCTTATCTGGTGCAGCACGATGTCAGCGGCTTTATTGTGGAGCCCTATGACTACAAAGGGACTGTCGATGGACTAGAGTACATTCGGCATAACTTTGAGCGAATGTCCCAAGCGGCCCGTCAGACGGCGCTGCAATACGGTTGGGACGCAGCTATTCAGCAATATGCTGCCATCTACCGTGAGATCATTGCTAATCGAGCGATGCCTAGCCGGAGTATGGTCTCAGTGGTAATCCCCTGTCACAACTACGCCACTTGGGTTCCCGAGGCCATTGCTTCCGTTGCGGCGCAGACCTATACCAACTGGGAGTGTATTGTTGTTGACGATGGGTCTACAGATGGCTCAGTTGCGGCGATAGAGCAAGCTATACAGGGGAAGGAGAACTTTCGGCTGATTCGTCAGGAGAACCAGGGGGTTGCAGCTGCCCGCAATACTGGAGCATTTGCTGCACAAGGGGAGTTCATCACCTTCCTAGACGCCGACGATCGAATGCGCCCTAGGTGTTTGCAGCTACTGATTGAACCTCTACAACGAGATCGGCACTTTGGCGTCTCCTATGGCCGACTGGCCTTGATGAATGCTGAAGGGCGAGTGACTAAGGAGGACACCGATTGGCCTGGACCCTATGAGGCAGAGCTGCAGCTGGCTCATAAGAACAGGGTTCCGTCCTGTTGTATGCTGCGCCGCTCCGTGTTCATGCGTACAGGGGGGTTCCGACAGCATACGGCCCCTACGGAGGATGCTGAGCTCTGGTCCCGCATTCCGCTCCTGGGCTACAAAGGAGTTAAGGCCACAGAGGAACTTACCTACGACTACCGTGTGCACGGCGGCAGTGCTTCGTCGCAGGTTCGTGGTGGGGAGGAACCCGATTGGCTGGCCTGGATTCCTGCTGCGAACGGCGGAAAGATGCCCTTTGCATCGGTGATTCGCCCCACCAACAAGATGTCGCATCCGGTGATCAACTATGACAAGCCGGACATTTCAATCATCACCCCAGTTGGACCTCTCCACAAGGACCTGCTGCTCCATGCGATCGAATCAGTTGCAGGTCAAAGCTACGAAAAGTGGGAGATGGTTGTTGTCGATGATACTGAGGAGGGTAATCTCCCCGACTACGGGCCGATCCCCTATCGTGTGCGCTACCCCTGGATCAAGTGGGTACGCAATGCGAAGCACGGCAATGTTAGTGCGGCTCGGAATGCAGGGGCGCGTGCTTCAAAAGGGCGCTACATTGCCTTCTTGGACGCAGATGACTTCTTCTATCGTGACTTCTGTAAAGCGACGCTAGACATCCTTGCGAACTGCGAAGAAGATGTAAAGCTGGTCTACACAGATTGGGTGACTCTGCCCGAGGGGAAGACCCACACTGCAGAGAACTGGAATATTGACCGAATCAAAAATCACGCCCTCTTTGCCGTGACATTTGTCCACCCACGGTCGATGTTCGATGCAGTCGGCGGGTTTGATGAGGACCTTCACCTGTGGGAAGACTGGGACTATGTAATCAAGCTAGCAGTAGCAGGGTTCTCTGGCATTCACTGCACTCAGCCGCTATTTGCCTATCGCTACGACACAGGAGTTCGACGCGAGCAGAGCTTGGAGCAGAAGGATGTCCTGCTTCGTATGATACGAGCGAAGTATACAGATGTTCAACAGCATCCAAGACGTGGTTGAAGGGGCCAGAAGAAAAACCGACCCGTTGGGTTGGCAGCATCTAGAGTCCCCGATCCTATGAGCTTTGGAACTACGATACCACAAGCGCCGCCTAAGCTGGCTCCGTCGATGAGGAACGGAACTGTTCAGGTTGAGTTTCTGAAGAACATTAGCGGAGCGCGCCGTTTTGTGCTTCCGTCTAGGAGAGCGTACAAGTTTGATGCTCAGGAGCGTCTACGATATATGCCCAGAGAGGACGCCGTCGAGCTTGTTCAACGTTTTGGGGAGAGTACGTTCAGGATCGTGCCTGAACTTTAAGGAGAGCAGCTATGGCTCGGTCTGACATTCCCACACTGCTGAGTTTGGATCAGTATGCAGAAATCTTGGGTCTGGACCCGTATGCCTTCAATCAGATGTATTGTGCTAAGTTCCCGCTATCTCGCGTACAGAACTTCTTGTATTACCAGCACAATTCGATTAAGACGTCAGGCCGAGCCTTTCGTGATCTAATTGCTATGCACATCGCTGAGGCAGAGCAGCTTATTGCAGATCGCTCGGCTGTTTGGCCCGCTCCGAAGTACATCACAGACGAGCAGAAGCCCTATCTGACGCCACGACTACTCCCTACTGCCTACCCATCCTACGGTCGTCAGATCGTACATACAGACTGGAAGATGTTCATTGCTGGCGGGCAACGAGCTGTCGTTCTCCTTGCCGAAGACGTCGATCTAGCTGTGAGCTACGAAGACTTGGATGGCGATGGGTGGGCTGAGCACATTCAATTCTCTATTACCGTAGCCGATGCTTCAGGTTATCTGCCATCGGAGATCGCCGTATTCCCTGCGGATAGTGACACGGATGAGGAGTATCGCATCCGACACGTCACGGTTAAGATCGTTGGCAACACCATCACCATTACAGGTGGGGTCTGTGTATTCATCAACCCCGATCTGTGGGAGCTGAATGTGCCGATTAACGGTGATCTGATGACGTCATATCTCGATGCAGTAGATGTCTATCGGGTGTATACTGAGAGCAACGATCTCTATCCTCCCGCAGAGTTCGGGTGGGAGGACGTAACACAGGGTACAGCCTATGCCACTTCACAGGGGGTACTTCAGCCTGTGAAGCCTAAAGAAGGTCTTGTCAATCTGGTGCCAGCAGAGTGGGATGCTACCACAGGGGCGTGGTCTCCGCAGGCCTGTGGAGTTATTATGGGCTCGCGGCCACCAGATGTGGTAAGATACTACTATCTAGCGGGTTGGGCAACAAGCCGCCAGGGTAGGATGTGCGCCCCGTTTGACCGCGCAGTCGCCGCCCTAGCAACGGCCAGACTGCCAATGCCCATTTCAGGAGGAGGAGAATCTATCGACAAGATATTCCAGTATTGGCAGGAAATGCCATCAGCAGATCGCCGTCCATCCTACCTTGAGTCTGCTTGTCCTTTTGGTCAGCAAAGGGGAGCGCTCGAAGCGTGGAGGATTGCAATCTCGATGGAAGACTTGGCAGGATTCTCCGTATAGCATAGATATAGGTAACGGAGGTTACTATGGGAAGTGAAGTCCTGCAAACAGGACACGGCAGAGTATGGATGCAGACGGGTGGCGCAGCGCCTGATAGCACAATGGCCTACAAGGGTCTCGCTCGTCTGGGTGCATTTACTCTTCCTCGGGGGGACATTACCCCTGTCTCCGGCCCGTCGCCGTTTTCCTACGATGAGTTTCGAGTCATTGACGAAGTGAAGGGCGCTGCCGCGTTGCCCACAACCAGTATCATCATGCGGTTGGGCATCACAAATCCGCTTCTCACTGAGCAATGTCCTATGCACCTGCAGGCCAGATATGGGAAGTGCGAGAACCCACGTGATCCTGTAGGTGGCTGGGAACTCATCTTGGGGTACGAGCAAGCTAGGATCACAAACGTCGGGGGTGACCAACAGACCGCCCTGGAAGAAGCCGATCGTGCCGTCGTGCTGCTGACCGGCGACGTTACGGCTCGGAAGATGTGGGTGATCCGTCAGTTGTCCCTGGCAGAAACTGGCGAGGCCGAGGTATTGCGAGAGGTCGCAGCCATCATTGTATCGGACTACATCTCCTGTGGAGACTGTGGGTACCGCTCTGATGGTGAGCAGCGAGTTCTCGCTGTTGTGAATGGTTCCGGTACGGGTTCTCCTGGGCTTGCTCCCGAACTGCTGTTTTCTGTGGACGGTGGGTCAACGTGGGATGAATACGATATTGACTCACTGACCGGTAACGAGCAGCCTAGTGACATTGCAGTCGTTGGCACGAACATCGTTGTTCCGAGCCAGGGGTCTATTTCACTGCATCTATCTACGTTGACGGACCCTGATACGTGGACTGAGGTCACGACCGGCTTTGTTGCCGGTGGTGCACCGAACGCTATCCACAGCGAAGACTCTGCGAACACCTGGGTCGTCGGGCAGGGTGGATACATCTACAAGATCGAGAACCCTGCCAACGGCGTATTCAGTGTGCAAGCAGCCGGTGCTGTCTTTAATGACAACCTGCTCGACATTCACGGCATCGACGCTCGCAATCTTGTCGCTGTGGGTGCTAACGGTTTGATCGTTAAGACGACTAACGGTGGGTCTACCTGGACCGAGGTTACAGGGCCTACAGTTGCAACCATCAACAAAATCTGGATGCGCACTGCGTACCGTTGGCTCATCGGGGATGCTGTTGGTCGCTTGTACTACACTCAAGATGGTGGAATCACCTGGACAGAGAACGTCTTCCCGATGTCCGGACTTGGGCAGGTCTACGACCTGGGGTTCTGTGATCATCCTGACAGCCCTTACGGGTTTATGGTTGCTTCGGATGGGACTCACGGCTACATCTTCCGTTCACTGGACGGAGGCTCTTCCTGGTATCAGCTGCCGGACTTTGAGGGGAGCACGCCAACTAACTATGCACTTACGTGCTTGGCTGTTGGCATCTCAGGGAACTACGCGATTGCAGGTGGCGTTGAGGCGTCTGGAGCAGGCGCAGATGGCATCCTTGTGGTTGCGAAGTAACTGCATGGGGGTATCAGGAGTTGTAGGGGTAGGATGGCCCTCCAGCCTCTACAACCCCTGTTCCCTAATCACACAACATACTTTTTGGGGGGCCGTCATCAATGTGGAGGGCCACGGTTATGACCGACCTAGACGGACACACACTTACGGACATTCAGAATCAGGCAGCTGTCGTAGCTGCTCAGGTAGTAGAAGAGGAGGAGCGGGAGCAGGAGATTACATCTCCGATTATGACTACGTCCTCCGGCGTTGTAATTCAGGTGCAAAGGGTTCCGACTCGTCTGATGTCGGCGATCTATCTGAAGTATCCTTTGCCCGAACCGCCTAAAATACCGATTGTAGAGGGGTCGAAAACACGCTACGAAAAGAACTTTGATGATCCTGGCTACCTACTGGGGCGACAAGGGCGGATGGCTGTACTGGCAGAGACAATCGGTCGACTTTATCTGCTCCGTGGAATGAAGATCATCAAACTTCCTGAAGGAATGCCCACCTTTGAAGAGGACACAACCTGGGAAGAGGAACTGGACGCGATCGGCTTAGGCCTGAATGAAGGTATGAGTCGTACAGAACGCTACCTACACTGGCTGGAGCTTCGTGTCTGTCCTGGCGTCGAGGATACAATGCAGATGCAGCGTGTGGCGAACTTCCTTGAGGGTGTTACTCAGGAGGGTGTGGACCAAGCGATGGCCCTATTTCGAGATTAGCATTGACGGTCTGACGATAGCAGATTGGCTTGAATTCAATGGGTACCCGAAGGAAGCTAAAAGCGGACTTAGTATCCGCTACAGCATGTTGTTTGAGGCTTCGCGAGTAGCCAAGTATTACAACATGCCACCAGAAAACCTGTTCGCACTGCCACGCTCTGTACAAGCACAGATGATGGCCTACTACCAAGCTGAAAATATGCTTGGTTTGGTGAACACACGCCAAATGGAGTTGGAGGCGCGTCATGTCCCCAGTCAGGGGTAGAGGTAACTTTGCACAGGCCGGAATCGAGCTTGTCATTCTTCGCGCCGCCTCTGTAACCAGTGTGATAGGCCGCATCGCCCGAGCTATGGACACGTTGTCTGGTAAAACTGCTGCACTGGCCGCTAAGAGAGTGGAGAGCTCGAAAGCCTACAAGGAGTCTACCCGACTTAAACAATCCGAGATGCTGATGGAATCCCTCCATACCGAGTCCATCAAGCGTCAACTCTTCACCATGCAACTCCTCGCACAGGCTGCCATAACAGCTAACGCCTACATCCGCGATGGGATAAGTACGAGTATCGAAGCTGCGAAAGCGCTAGAATATCAGAGCCTGGGTGTGGTCCGCCTTGGTCGTAACCTGGACTACACGACCAGCCAGGTTGAAAATGCGGTTGAAGCAGTTAAGGCTCAAACCTTCACGAGTACCGAAGCATACGATGCAATTGGTAAGCTAACCTCAGCCAATCTCAGTCTTGGTGAGGCGGCAAAACTAGCAGCGGCAGCAAACGATATTGCTGCCGTCCGTGGTCGGGACGCTGGCGAGGTCTATAAAATCCTCACTCAGTCTGTTGCGAACGGCACTGTTATGACTCTCCGTCAACTGGAAATAACTGAGTCGATGGAGAACGCCATGGAGACCTATGGGCGGACCATAGGCAAGACGACAGACGAGATGGATCAGCAGGACCGTGTGATGTCTGTCTTGCAACTGATCTATCAAAAGGCTAAGGACTTTACAGGTGCCTATGCTGCCGCTCAGGATACCCTGGTAGTCAAGCAGCGAGAACTGGCAGTTGCGACGCAAACTCTGCGAGAGGAGATGGGCGAGCGATTCCTCCCTGTTATGAAGGATGGAGTGTCCATTGTTCTCAACTTTGTCAAGAAGATCAGCGCACTTCCCGACGCGACCAAAGACCTCATCGCCAACGCAGCAACTGCGACTACAGTCTTTCTTGGTATTGGCGCTGCTGTAGGTACAGTGCTGCCTGTGATCAAGCTCTTCGGCACTGCTCTCGCCGCTGCTTTTGGCATCGGAGGGGCTACTTTCAGCCCTGTTGCGTTAGTTGGCCTGATTGTAGCAGCGGTTGCGATAGGTGGTCTTACGGCGGCATTTGCGGCGTATCGACGAGAGCGTGAGCGCCTTGCTAAAACCGTTAAGGACACGCCAACTGAGGAGCTCAATCCACCGGTCCCTGTGCTGACAGGAGCAGAGCTCATTGCGCGGCTATTCGAGATGAGCGTCAAAGCTACTGAGAAAGAGATTGCTGCCGTTGAGAAGGACATCAGTGTATGGGAGCGCCGCACTCGTCGTATAGAGCTTGGGCAACACACAATCGTGCTGGCACTGCGTGGCGTAGCGGATGAGATGTATCGGCTGGACTCAATTGAGATTTGGCTGGATAAGAAGCTCAAGCCAGCTGAATATGAGCTTATGCGTATCGAAGCACAGCAGACTCTGATTCTCATTCCGCTGCAGCGTCAAGAACGTGTGCTGCAACGTCAATACAACGATATGCAGGACATCAACGATGCAGAGCAGAAGCGACTTCAGCATCTAATCAAGCAACTAGAGAAACGGATAGAAGCTGCCCGAGCTGGTTTAGAGGTTGAGCGTGACCGCCTCTCATTGCTCAACCACGAGATGTTCATGGAGGACCTGCACAACCGCATCCTCAAGCAGGTTACTTCAGGACATGCGCTTGAGTTGCGCGGGCAGCGGGATATTCAGGCAGACATTCTTGCTCAAAAGGAAAAAGAATTTGATAAACTGCAGAAAGAGGTCAAAGCCGAGCGTGAGCGCCTGGACCAGCAGCAAGAGATAGCAGACACTTTACTGCTTGCTGCTGAAAAGCGCTTGAAGGCTGTGCAGCGGGAGATAGAACTTCAACAGGAGAAGGTAACCTTCCAGCAGGAAGAGCTTCAGATGGAACAGGCGCGGCAGGTTGAAGGTCGTATCTACCTTATGCAACAGCGAGATATACTGGCAGAGATTACTAGGGAGTATGAACGGCAGAATACGCTTCTCGGTCGGCAAGCTGACGACATCCAGCATACGATCAAACTGCTGAATCAACAACTAAGCGACCTTAAAGAGCACCTCGAAGAGCAGCATAAGTTCAAAATCGACTTTGATCAGGCCCAAGCAGCGCTTGAATCTTTGCCTATGATCATAAAGAAAGGGGAAGAGCAGATAAAATCCTCTGCAGAAGAAGAGAAGAAGACTTATAATGATAGTCATAATGCATATAAATCAGTTTTGGAAAAGAACCGTGCAGAAACTAGTAAAGCATGGGACCTTATAGAGAAAGGGATACGCACAAAGAACGAGAAGATAATAAAAGAGGGGCAGGCTAGGATGGTGACGGCGCGAAAGGAGCAGGCAGACAACTGGAACAAGTTCCTAGCCGACATATATGCAATAACTGATGCCTGGATAATTCGCACCTGGAACCAGTTTAGAACCTGGATTGGCGGCGTGTGGAATGGCTTCGCTGAGCTGGCTGGAGGTGCTGCTACTTTGCTATGGAATAGCCTGCAGAAGGGGTTTAAAGCCCTGTTTGGCTTCGCACACCCTAAAGAAAGCAGCGGTGGTACTAGTTTTCTGCCACAGTCTCTTACTCCTACGGTGCGGGCACCTGGGGCCGCTGCTTCGACAGGTGTGGTCAACAACTACAACTATAACACCATAGTGACGAATCAGGGTCCGAGCATCGACTTCGCAGCTACCTACAGTGCCCAGCAGTCTCCTGGCTCTGTGCGAGATGACCTTGGTCTGCTGCTTGGAGCTGCATAAGGATAACCGATGGCATCTGTATCTCCTATCCCAATTGAACCTCGTGTCTTTCGTATCCGATCGGCCTACGATACGTCGATCCATCTGTCGCTGCCCTATGCACTGGTCGATCTGACAGGTATCGCTCTACCTCGGATGCAGACCTTTGCTGTGCAGGCTCCCTACCAACAAGGTGCGACCGTGATTGATCAGATACTTGAGCCACGGACTATCCAGCTGATGTTCAATCTAGCCCAGATATGGGGACCGGCATGGCCTTACGCCGATCATGGTACGCGGCAGAATATCCTACAGCTAGTCAACCCTGGCCTGGGGGCTCTTGAGTTTGATTTGATTATGTCAAATGGCGATGTCTATACGCTGAAGGATGTCTGGTATGAAGCAGGCTTTGAGATTGGCTACAGCGTCAGCAGGCAGAAGACCAAGCAGAATATGGCCCTGCGTCTGCGAGCGCATGATCCTGCGTGGTGGGGGGACTATCATACCTGGACCATCAATGCTAACACGCACAACGATATGGCGCTGCCCGCATGGTCCTACATGATGCCTGCAGAGAACTATGGGTCCTGGTGGTCAGACGTCACTATGACGCTTACAGGGCCGATGTACAACCCAAAGATATACCTTGCAGAGTGGGATGCTGTAGCTGCTGACTACGCTACAGTGGCCCTGATTGAACTTGCTGAGCCTGTCGGAGCCGGTGAAACCGTCGTGATCACTACCGCTTTTGGCAACCGCGCCGCTGTGGATGCCCTAGGCGCAAACGTAGCTTTAGACGATGCAACGGTATTTGCACTCTTCCATCTGGCCTATCATCCCATTCGCTATCTACACGACCTCCAGGCCAACGCAAACCATTACAACAACTTCATCGGCCCCCTGATTTCAAGTGGTTGTACTGTAGCTTCTACGCTCAAAGTAGAGTATTATGATAGGTGGTTAGGTGTCTGATGCTCTAGGGAGGGCCAGATGGCAGAAAAATCTAGGGAACGGTACGACGTTGTTCTGTATCAGAATGGGGAAGCTCCCATTCACACCCTTCTCGGAGAGCCAGACGCCAAGAACTGGCTGAAGAGATACGAGCAACAGATAGCGTTAGCAACGATGATCTCCTTGGTGCCGAAGGCTGCTTATCCTCACTTGCGAACGGTTACAGTTCACGTTCCGGAAGGTGCAGCCTTCTCTTTTTTCATCAGAACAGTAGGCATTCTGAACTGCGGACGTAAAGATCGCTGTGAGACGAGGACCTATAACATTGGATACACACGAGGGGAAGAGTTCACAGGCGCTACCGTCGATGAGGATGGCTGCCTGTTTCTAACTTCCGCTGCGCTGAGCTAAGGAGCACAAAATCAACTACTCCCCGATAAATCGGAGAGCTTGTCCCTGGCATAAGGAGCCGAGACCTTGATCATACAACTTGGTGGTTACAGATCGTTTGGCAAGTTGACATTGCCCTCGCCAAGAGATGTTCCTGGCGGCGTTGACATCTGCAAGATCAGAGTATCCGCAGGATGTGCAAAGGAAGAGAGCTTGAGTACGGCGATTGGCCTTGTCGATGCAGCCACAGACAGGACAGGTGCGCGAGGTGTTGCGAGGATCGACCTCGAACAGCATTACGCCTACAAGCTTGGCTTTGTAGGCAAGATACTGTTTGAGTTGGAAGAACGACCAGTTTGCGAGCCGTGCTCTCTGCTGCTTCCGAGCCGTGGTCCTCGAACGAATCCCCGTCAAGTTCTCGGCGGCTATCGCTCGATTTGTGTCTTTGGCTTTAGCAACGATACGCTTGCTGATCGTGTGGTTGGTATCCTGCTGGAAGCGGGATTGTCTGCCCGAAAGTATCTTGAGCTTGCGTTTGGCACTCTTCGTGCCTTTGTGTTGAAGGTTGCGGCGACGGTGAGCGTGGATGCGACGGTTCTTTTCGAGCGCCTCGCCAGAATAGTTCTTGCCATCCGAGTCGGTCGCCAGGTTGACAATGCCGAGGTCAATGCCAAGCACACCTTCCACTTCCTGTTCCAGCACTTCCTCAACGTTGCAGGGAGCAAGCAAGTAGAATGTGCCCTTGATCAGCACCAAGTCGCTCTCGCCCTGTTGGGTTTGAAGCAGGCGCAAATGATAAGCTCCACAGACAAAGGAGATGTGCTGGCGGCCGGCAACAGACGTAATCGAGACTCGCTGCGTTTGGGCGTACCAACGCAGAATGTTGTGATCAAAAGCAATAGCGCCGTGAAGTTTGAATGTGCGTTGCGTCCTCTTATCCAGCTTGTAAGCATCGGTGACTTTGGCTATGCAGCGCACAACAAGAGAAGAGTTCAGGCCAAAGCGCCTGCGCGTCTCATGGTACACAAGACGATGCAACCGGAACTGCCCCCAGGTCTTAGTTACCCAAGCCTGTTCGCTAATCCAGTTACAGGCCACATTACATTGCTCCAACGTAGCGAGCAGGGCCGCATGTTGTTCAATGGTCGTAAGCAGCTTCGCTTTTGCAGTGAGTTTCACAGTCCAAGTATAGGTATTCTGTCAAGCTTGTCAAGTTTACAAAGGAGGAGGGCGCATTCCTCTCCCGCATGAATGCGGGAGTCCCCTGCGCTCGAAGATTATGGTTGCAACAATCGAGGTTCATTGCTGGTACGGTAGTCCCATCGCGGACGGTGGCGCGATCGCTGGCGGAGCAGACCTGAGTTCTGAGGACAACTGTGCTTACTCTGCTGCTAATCGCGCAGCTCATCCTATCGCCTTGGGCATGAACAGTTTTGAGAAGTGGATGCGCGTAAAGATCACAGGGGCTCCCGACAACTGGATCGGTCAGTTCAAAGTATGGGGCGATGGCGCGGTCTACGCCGATACGACTCTCAAGTATGGCGCAACCGGTACAGGTACTGCGCCTACGGATGACCCGTCTATCGTGGCTGTGAATGACTTCACGACGGCAGTAGCAGGCACAAAAGGCGTATGGGACCTTACTGTGCGCACGCCTGCTATGATCGCTATCGATCCCTGGACCAACTATCTTGTCTTTCAGCTGCTCGTCGCTGCAGGGGCCGTGCCAGGAGCCTGGACGCCCGAGGTTATCTACTACGAGTACATGGAGGCATAACCATGGCAAGAGTATTCACCTGCGGCTGTGAAGTAGGCCACTATGGGGTGTTCAACGATTATAGTTTTAGTGCTGATCTTATCGACTCGGTGCATCCCCGCACAGGAACCTATTGTCTCAAGACACAGTACTTCAACTCTATCTGGCACCATGCTGGTTGGTCACTGGTTGATCCAGCCATCGAGCTCTACATCCGCTTCTACATCCGAGGAGACTCGGGCGGAGACTCGGACCAAGCCGTCTTTGCCATCTACGATGATGTAGGGCACAAACACATCTACATCGACTTCGTTGGCAATCTGTACCAGTGGGACGGAGCGGTCTGGAACTTGCTTGATACGGCGTCTGCAGTCATTCCCCAGGACGACACGTACCACCTCGTCGAGGCCTATGTCAAAATCTCTCAGTCACCGATCTACCCTGACGGGGAGTTTATCCTCAAGCTCGATGGCGTCGCGATTCTAACCGTCACGAACGGTATGATCCTGGGCGAGGCTTTCGGTACCGACTTTACGGCGGGCATCGTGCAGTTAGGCGATGCTCCCCATGTGGGTGGCACGACGGGTATCACCTACTATGACGATATAGCCATCAACGATACGACGGGTACGCGGAACAACTCCTGGATCGGCGCTGGGGCCATCATAGCGCTGCGGCCCGACGCTGTGGGAGACTACTCTGAGTTCACGCCGACCCCTGGGGCAGGCGAAAGCAACTATGCAGACGTAGATGAATCGCCGCCCGACGAGGACACTAGCTATGTTGAGGCTACGTCGCTAGCTGTGCAGGACCTATACTATCTTGAAGATTTAGGCGATGCTGGGTATACCGATCTCTCAGCGATCAACTGTGTCTGCCTACATTCTCGGGTTAAACTGCCTGCGGCAGGGTCTGGCAGCCTTACGTTTATGTACAAATATAAGGCCATAATGCTCGTTGATCTGTCTACAATTGCGCTGGCATCATCGGACTATGCCTACTTTCAGGAGAACCTCGATGAGGACCCTGTGACTGGGGGGCCGTGGGTCTGCAGTGATATTGACCAGTCGCAGTTCGGTTATCGTGAAGGAGTCTAGGTATGAGAATCTGCACGATTGGATTTGAGGATGGGGGGTACCGGCTTGCGGATGATATTGTTGTATATGGATATAGTCACAATACGGTCTGGAGTGCTCCTTGGGGAAATGCCCGTTGTATAGACTGTAGTACCAACGGGACTTCTGGCCATACTGGCGTTGCTCGTACCTATCTTCGAGATATGACCCCTCTTAGCAACGGAGATTTTACTCATGTATTTGTTCGGATTTGGACAAAATATTCGGTTGCTGGAGCAACTTTAAAGCTATCCCTGACCGACGAAAATAATGTAGACATCATCACGATTGATAACGCAGGAAACTTCACGGTTCTCGGTATCACTGACGCTCTGGGTGCCTCGTATTCAGCTTTTTCTACTGACTGGAAGTGTGTTGAACTTGAGATAGACATGTCCGTGAGTGGCGGCGTTACTGTGCGATATGATAGTGTACAAGTCTACACTAAAACTGTCGATATGACGAGTTCTGGCGGTTCCGAGGTGCGGTACGCAGGAGTTACCGCTCCCTATCATTACCCCTATGCACATGCATACTATGACGACATTGCTGTCAATGATACGCAGGGGGCGACGAACAACTCTTGGCCTCCAACAGCAAGGATTGCAGGGCTAGTACCTAACGGGGATGGCGCATACAGCCAATGGTCGCCCTCGCCTGGTACAGGTGAGAGTAACTACGAAGACGTTGATGAGATTCCTGAAGACTCGGACACGACATATGTGGCAGCGCCTACTGGAGCTCTGCGTGACACCTATACACGGGCGAATATTGCCGCCTTCTTAGGCCTGTCGCCGCGCCATATCTACATGGTTACGTCCATCACTATTGCTAGGTTGTCCGCTGCTGGAGCCGCACAGTACCGTTCTATAGCTACGAAGGGAGTGACAACGCAGGTCGGAACTACGCATTCTCCATCAGATGTCAAGTACGGCCGCTTTGGTTTCTGTATGGACGATGCGCCAGATGGCAGCCCGTGGGACGAAACTACATTTGATGCCACAATCTTTGGGATGGACTCGCTATAGATGGCAGATGTAAGAGTCACCCACAACATTGTTGAGGTAGAGTTCGGTGGCGATGTAAGAGTCACCCACAACATTGTTGAGGT